CCCGCGCCCATGGTGGGGGGTTGGACCCTCGCCCGCGGAGCGTTGGCCGGGGGTCACGATTCCCTTCCACGCGACATGGTCGACCCTGCGCGACCGATGGGAAACGCATTCGGGGCGGTACTACTTCGACGCGGCGAAAGCGGAACGCGCCGAAAGTTTTTTCCCGTTATTCCTGCGACATCATATCGGCGCGTTTGCGGGGCAAGCGTTTGAACTGCGCGCCGACCAAGCGTTGTTGATCGTGCGTCCGACGTTTGGATGGCGACGGACGCGGGACGGGTTACGACGGTTCCGCAAAGTGTTCGCGTTTTGCCCGAAGGGGTGGGGCAAGTCGCCCCTGGGCGCGGGACTGGCAATCTACCTCGCCCGCTATGACGGGGAACCCGCGGCGGAAGTGTACGCCGTCGCCGCCGATCGGAATCAGGCGCGCATCGTCCACGAAAACGCGAAAATCATGGTCGAAAATTCCCCCGACTTATTCGAGGGATGCGCGATTGTCAAAAACGCGATTACCTGGCCCGCGATCCATTCCGGCGTGTCGGTCTTATCGTCGGACGCGTCGACGAAACACGGGTTCCGCCCGCACGGGATTATCTTCGACGAATTGCACGCGCAAAAAAACCGCGACCTGTATGAAGCGTTGCGGAAGTCCATGGCGAAACGCGATCAACCGTTGTTGATCATCATTACGCACGCGGGCGACGACGACGAAGGGATCTGTTTTGAGGAATACGATTTAGCGAAGCGCGTATTGACGGGGAACGTCGCCGACCTCGATACCGCGTTGCCCGTGATTTTTGAGGCGGCGAAGGGGGACGCGTTCGACGACCCCGCCGTCTGGACGCGGGTCAACCCCGGGCACGGCATCACGATCAAACACGACGACATCGCGGAGGAAGCACGCGAAGCGAGTGCCGAACCCCGCAAGCGGAATGATTTTGTTCGGTACCATTTGAACGTGTGGACGAATCAGGCGACCGCCTGGATCCCGATCGATTGGTGGGACGCGTGTCAGGACGACGGCGGCGACGCCCAGGTCGTCGGACTCGACGCGGCGGCGGGGTTGGACTTGGCGCAAAAGTGGGATCTGGCGGCGTTCGTCGTCGTGTTCCGGCGCCCCCTGGCGGCGGCGATCGCCCTGGACGTCGCGGCGAAGGACGACGACACGGGCGCGACGTTGCGGGTTCCGGTCGCGTTGAACTACGAACTGATCGTCCGTCCCTATTTCTGGATTCCCGAAAACACATTACGGCAACACGAAAAACAGGACGGCGTCCCGTATTCGATATGGGTTGACCGCGGCTGGATTACCGCGACCGACGGGGACGTGATCGACTACTCGCGGATCTACGACGACATCACGACGAAGATCGTCCCGCGGTATCCCGCCTTAAAGCAAGGCACGATCGGATACGACCCCGCGTTCGCGACCGACCTCGCAACGAAACTCCGCGACCTGGGCGGATTGCGCGTCGTCGAAGTGTTACAGAACTACAAAATGTTTTCGGAACCGTCGCAAGTCGTCGAAGCGTTGATCAAGGGGCGCCGCGTGCATCACGACGGGCACCGGGTGTTGCGATGGAATTGGGAAAACATCGCGATCAAAACCGACGACGCCGGACGGATTCGCCCCGTCAAACCGCGCAACCCGGCGAAACGGATCGACGGCGCGGTCGCGTTGATCATGGGCGAACGCGCGCACGCGGCGCCGCGCGACCGCGTCCCGGAATATCAAATCGTCGTCGTAGGGGGGGCGTAATGACTGACAAACGCATCCAGGGGCGACCGCCCGCGTACGGCACGACGGCGTCTGAACGGGTCGTCGTGCGGGTGACGCCCGCGCATCGGATCGAACTGCGGCGGGTCGCCGACGCGACGGGGCGGGGGGTATCGGGCGTGATTCGGGAAATGATCGACGAACGGTTCGACCGCCCGCGGCGCGATTGGTCAGACCTCGCGCCGGGGCCGAAACGGGACGGCGCGGGGGATTAGGGGGCGAGGGGCGGCGCGGGTTCGACGCGGTCGACGCGCAACCCCTTCATCGCGGCGCGTTGTTGTGTTTTTGCGATCGCGGCGTCGACCGTGGGCGCCCAGGTAACAAACCGCGTTCGCCCGACGAAGACGTACCAACGATACAGGGTCGTCCCGTCGACGGATCGTTGACTGGCCTGGATCATTACTCGCCCCCGTCGTTCAACCAATTCGCCAGGAGTGACAGGATCAACCCGCGCACGGACACGCCGTCGCGTTTGCACTTGGCGCGCACGCGAATCCAGAACCCCGCGGGGATGTCGTCCAACATGTATCGCTTGCGCGTGTCGGGGTCGAACGGAAACGCCCGCGAGTATCCGCGGGTCGGCGATTTGATCGGCATTATTTCCCCCTCGTTTCGACGCGGGCATGTTCGCGGACCCAGTACCCACGGCGACACGCGTCGCATACGCCGTTCATGGGGTAATGATTGTCGTGCAACCGGAGGCGGTCGGCGCGCGGACACCAAGTCCCATGGGGGCACTTATGGCGACGCGTGCGGCGCCCGTATCGCGGTTCGCGCGTCGTCGGGCGTTCGCACCAATCGCACACGACGGGGACCGACGCCGCCGTCCTAGCGGGCATCGTCGACCCCCTGGGACGCCAACGCGCGGAGTAGCGCGCGGGCGCCGAAGTCGTGATCCTGGGCGCCGCGGTCGGAGTAGAAACCGCGCGTCGCCGATCAGTTCCGCCATGGCGGGATCGTGACGCAGGATCCAGAAGTGGCGCGACGTCGCGCGCACGACGTCGGGGACGATGTATCCGCGGTCGCTAGAATCCTGGATGAACCGCCGCGGGATGCGGATCAATTCCGCATCCCGGTTTGTCGTCGCGGGCATTACGCAACCCCCTGGGCGCGGCGAACCGCCGCCAGTTCCGCGAGTTTCGATAGGCAACGCTTGCACGTAATGCCCGCCAGTTCCGCCCCCTTGACGACGGTTCCGGTAAATTGTCCGTTCGACGACGTGCAACCGCGCACGCGATGCAATTCGCCGACGCGATCCGCGTACTTCGCATCATCGCCGACCGACACGATCACTTCGACCATAAGCAAATGCGATTTCGCGCCCATGGTCCCGCGGCGCGCATTCTGACGACCCGCGCGCCCGACGGCGTATTCGCGGCGTAGTGTCCATCCCATCCACTCACGGAACGTGGGCGGGTGGGCGGCGTTCAATTCGACTAACGACGTGATGTTGTTCATGCCATTGATTATACAGAAACCCTAGGGTTCTGTCAAACCATAGGGTCGCCCCTAAACCCTAGGATACAAAGGGACTTCTGTACGTACAGAAGTTTCGGGTAGGCGCACACTATCCCGACATGTTGAAACGCGCGTATTCGGTTCTCCGGGTGAAATCCGCCGACCCGGTTACGCGGGTGATTTCCGGCACGGCGTCGACGCCCGAACCCGACCGCCTGGGCGACATCGTCGAACCCCTGGGCATCAGTTTCAAAAACCCCGTGCCCCTGTTGCTGTACCACGACGCGACCAAACCCGTCGGGTCCGTCCGGTTTTTCCCGCCGACCGCCGACGGACTCGATTTTGAAGCGACGTTACCCGTCGTTGACGACCCGGGCACGTTGAAGGATCGGATCGATGAGGCATGGCAGTCGATCAAAGCGGGACTCATGGCGGCGGTATCGATCGGGTTCCGGTCGATCGAGGAAACCTGGATGAAGGACGCGCAAGCGTTCCGGTTTATGAAATCGGAAGTCCTGGAACTGTCGTTGGTCACGATTCCGGCGAACGCGTCGGCGACGATCGACACGATCAAAGCGTTGGACCGCGCCGCGTTGGGCGCCCGTCATACCCCTGGCGTTACAGGGATTCCCGTTGTACGCGCCCTGAAGGACGCGTCCCCCATGAACAAGATCGGCGAACAAATCAAAACCTGGGAAGCGACGCGCGCCGCGAAGGTCGCGCGCCAAACCGAACTCATGACGGCAGCAAACGATGGCGGCGTCACGTTGGACCCCGCCCAGGCCGACGAATACGACGGACTCGCGACCGACCTGAAAGGGATCGATCAGCATCTTGTTCGACTCAACGCGATGTCGGCGGCAAACCTCGCCGCCGCCGCGCCCGTCGGCGCGACGCCCGCGGATCTGGCGGCAACGCAACGCGGCGCCGCGACGCCGCCGCCCGCCGCGGGTCGCGTAATCACGGTCAAGTCGAACCTGCCGCCCGCAACCGCGTTCGTGCGCTATGTGCGCGCGATGATCATGGCGCGCGGGAACCGGATGGAAGCGATCGAAATTGCGAAACAGTGGCGGGATTCGTGCCCCGAAGTGGAACTCGCGTTGAAGGCGGCGACCGCGATCGGGACGACGTCCGACGTCGGTTGGGCGGGACCGTTGGCGCCGATCGTGCCCCTGGCGTCGGAATTCCTAGAACTCCTTCGCGCGCAAGTCGTGTTGTCGAAGATCCCCGGAATGCGTCATGTGCCGTTCAATATTTCCGTCGCGCAACAGACGGGCGGCGGCACGTATCAGTGGGTCGGGCAGGGCGCCCCAAAGCCTGTCGGGAAACTCGCATTTAGCGCGACGACGCTAACGATCGCGAAGTGCGCGGGGATCATCGTCATCTCAGAGGAACTCGCCCGCACGTCGACGCCGTCGGCGGAAGACGTCATCCGTAACGACATGATGAAGGGGATCGCGTCGTTCCTGGACGTCGAATTTACCGATCCGACGAAGGCGGCGATCGCGAACGTGTCGCCCGGATCCGTGACCAACGGCGTCACGCCGATTACGTCGGCGGGGACGACGCCCGCCAACGCCCGAACCGACATTCAAGCAATGGCGGCGGCGATGTTGGCGTTGAACATGTCGACCGCGCAAGCGACGTTGTTGATGTCGGAAACCAACGCCCTGGCGTTGACGTCGGCGTTGAACCCGTTGGGGCAACCGTTGTTCCCGTTGATGTCGCCCCTGGGCGGATCGATCCTGGGGTACAAGGCAATCGCGTCGCAAGCGTTGGGAAACAACGTCGTGCTAATCAACGGCGAAGGGATTTTGATCGCCGACGAAGGCGGGATCGAAATCGACGTATCGCGCGAGGCGTCCGTACAAATGGACTCCGCGCCGATGAACCCCGCCGACGCAACCGTCGTGATGACGTCCCTGTGGCAAAACAATTTGGTCGGACT